TGGACGGCGAAGTACCACGGGCTGAGCTTGGTGTTGTCAACTTTGGTGCAGGTGAAATCGTCCATGTCAATCAGTAATAAAAGGCACGCCGTTGCGGGCGTGCCCTTACTGTTGCACACAGCCAGCTGGGCGTCCAGCCGGGCTGTTGCAATTCTTCATGTGGCCCATTGGGTGAGGTAGACAGTGACTACCAGCATCCCCAGCAGCCACGTCAGCCCAAAGACCACCACCGGCGGAATCACGCTGGAACCCCCAGGTCTTCCGGCTGGTACTGAGTCAGAACACAGACGTCAGCGCCCTGTTTGAGCGCCGTCCCAACGATGTAGTGAAACTGCCCGTGGGCATCGTCTGACTCAACGATCTGGTACTCCTCAACCTCATACGCCCGGCCCCTCCGATACCACTGCACGCGGACCACGGCCAGCAAATCGAAGGGAATGTCACCGACGGTGTAACCCAAGGTTGGCTTCCTGGGACGCTTCGGCTGAGGCGGTTCAGGTTTAGCCACGGGTTCTCTCCAGATCAGCCACGCGGCAGCCCGCATGAGCCCTAGGAAAAAGTTAGGCGGTCTGAACTTGTCCATCAGTCCCAGAGCCGTGCGGCTTCCTCCATCAGGTGGGCCAGCTCAGCCTCAGAACGCTCCTCTCCCTTTGGGGATACCTCCAAAACCTGTCCCACTGGGGCAGATCCCTTGGTATCACTGGGATTAGCAGTGGGACACGGTTGGGGGTTGTCCCACTGTGAATCCACCTCATCCCCAGCAGTGGGACAGCAGTGGGACACGTCGGAGGGCTGTCCCACTGTACTTTCCAGTCCCTGACTGGGTTCTTCCCCAGTGGGACACATATTTATAGGCTTTTCACGCGAGGTAATTGCACGGTAAAAAGCAGTAGGAGAACCACCCCCCTCACTGGGACGTTCTTCAGCCACCTCAATCAACCCCCTGGAGACCAACCGCTGGACCGCCTTGCGGATCCCGGCGACGCTTCCACCACACAGGGAATCAGCAGCCAGGTCAGAGCGGCTTACAGACCGCGGATACGCCGCCCTAACGCGCTGGAGCACCCGATCCACGATGGAAGCCGGCCCGGCGCTCTCGGTGTCGACTTCCATGTAGTCCGCCAAGGAGAAGGTGAGGTCGCTCTCCAGCTTCATCAGCAGCTTGCTGCCATCGCGCCCAGCCCTGGACTTCTCCACGGTGATGAGGCGGGCGTTGTAGCCGGTCTGCTCCACCTGCTTCTTGTCAGGCCGCCGCAGGCCCCACACCTCATCCACAGCGTCCCTGATGGCCGTGGAACCCCGGAAGCCACCGGTCTTGTTGGCATGGTGAATCAGCAGGATCGTGCAAGCCGGAAAAAGCCGCCCATTGTTGTTGGCCAGCCAATAGATCGGGCTCGCAAACTCCTTCTTGTTCTCGTCGAACGCCGAACCCCTGGAGCAGCCGGTGATCGAGTCGATGATGACCAGCTTGGGCCGGTGCTTCTCGATCAACTTGACGAAGCGGTAGTACCAGTTCAGGTCCCACCCCATCACCACCGTCACCGGATCGGACTTCCTGAACTCCAGATCCCGCAGCTGCTGCTGGACCTGCACCTCGGACTGGTCGCCATTAAGGATCAACACCGAGCCCGGCTCCACTGGCACAAGATCACCCCGCACCGAGAAGGGAATCCCGCGTGCAACGTGCTTGGCGATGGTCCAGGCCGACATGGACTTGCCATCACCACCAGCGCCGTGAATCATCACGGTCCCAGGGCACGGCAGCAGATCAGGAATCAGGTACTCAAACCGCAGATCCTTGTCCAGCAGGCTGTCCATGGCCATCTCGTCATCTTGCTGCTCGAACTGCATCTGGGCAATCAGCAGCCGCTCCAGCGCCCCAGCGTCCCGATACCCAGCCTCCAACGCCAACACGTTCATGGCGTGAGCCGCCTCAGCCGGGTTCTGAATCTGCTGGATCTCCTTCGCCCGCCGAATCACCTCGGCGTAGGTGATGACGACCTGGCGAATCCTGGTGACGTTATCGGCCTCAACATCGGCCACAACCTTCCGCAGATCCTCCGACAACCACAGCCGGCCCGGCATCTGCTGGTCCGCCATCCAGAACAGCGTCCCCAGGCTCACCGGCCCCTTCCGAAAGCTCTTCCAGACCTCCTCACAGGGATTGCCGTCGGACCATTCCTGTGAAAATTCGGGATCTTCGGCAGACCACGCCGACCACAGCGTCAGCCCTAGGTCAGTCGGCAACTCGCTGTGGATCGCCATCCCCACCTTCACCCAGTGATCCCGGCTGCCAGCCCCTTGCCCTGGAATTACTTTCAGCGCCGACTGCACAATCTCAGCAATCTCAGCCGGATCTCGATCCGAGAAATCCAGCGCCTTCCGGTTCCTGATGAAGCCACCATCAGCCACCTCTTTACCGGAGTGATCGCGCATCTCCGCCAGCAACCACCCTGGAGCCTCTGGAATGGCCTCCAGATCGCCCTCAAAGCCGTATTCACCCGCCGGCGCCTTCCCATCACTGGAGCCCGGATAAGCCCCGTAGAGGAGCCCCTGACGGCCCCAGAGCACCTCATACCCCGCTCCGGTATCTGACAGCCCAAAGCCCTTCACATCGCCCCACAGGGCCTCTGGGACGCGAAACAGATACTTCGCCGCGTTGGCCTTGGTGCTGGTGACTTTTGGCGCCCCCTCCAGCGTCTCGCCCCACTTCTTCAGCAGCCTGGAAAGGTTGCGATCCACGTCGAGAATCACGAGTCCCGCGCTGCGAGCCCCGGTAAAAACCCCCACCGCCTGGAACACCTCAGGCCGCCGCTCAATCTGCAGAGCAACGTCAGCCGGATTCAACACCTGATGGTGGCTGCGCTCCAACGGCGCCTTGCCCTTTGACTCTTTGCCGGACTGGAGCTTGCTGCCAGCGCGGTAGATCGGTGCGTACGCCATGCCCTCCGGCAACTGGCGCACGAAATTCAACAGCTCTTGCGTCGCACGAGACACAGTGTTAGACTCCTACAGGAATGTTTGACTTGCGCCCTGGCCGCCTTCCGCGGCTGGGGCGTTTTACTAGGCTAGCCGTCCCGTCAATCCCGTGTTACTGTCATAGACGTTGCCCTCGGGCGACCACCAAAACACCGGAAACACCAATGCCTTTCCTTTCCAAGCAAGCCTCTGCTGCTGTTACGTCCAACAGCACCGGCGGCGGCTACCTCAGCCTCAGCAAGCTCCCCGACGGCGGCTCCGTACGGTTCGCCCTCCTTACCGACGAACCCCTGGAGTTTTACGAGTGCTGGGGCCAAGCCAACGGCGCCTCCAAGCCCTTCCGCTTTGACTACGAGCCCACCATCGAGGACGTGACGACTGAGATGGGCGAGTTCGAGCCCCGCGAAGGCCGCGGCGGCCCTGGCACCGCCGACGTGAAGTTTGCCATCGCCTGCCCGGTCTACAACTACGAGTCCGGCAAAGTCCAGGTCCTGCAGATCACCCAAAAGTCCATCCTCAAGGAAATCGACCAGATCTCCCAGATGGAGGACTACGAGAACCTGCTGGAGTGGGACTTCACGATCAGCAAGAAGGGCAGCGGCCTGCTCACCGAGTACACCGTCCGCCCAGTCCCCCGCAAGAAGGGCAGCCAAGAGCACGTCGATGCCGCTTGGCTGGAAGCCAAGGCCGAAGGCTTCGACATCTCCCGACTTCTCACGGGAGGCAACCCCTTCAAGGCTGCCTGACAATGACCGAAGATCAAAAGTGTTACACCTGCCGTTGGGGATGGGATTTTGATTCCGAGGTCTATGTAGAAGGCGACTCAGGTACATGCCACAGACATGCACCTTTTCCCTACACCTCATCGGTAAACGCTGCCGATTTAACCCGTTGGACTGATTGGCCCTCTGTGTCTAATTCCGACGGTTGCGGGGACTGGACTAGCCGCTTTAGCTAAATCTCACCGCCCCCTCTAACCCAGGGGGCTTTTTACTGGTATTATCAGATTGGGAAAGAATAACTTCATGGCCTCCAACACCCAAGACACGCTGGCAGGACTGCGTAAGTGGAGGCTGGAGCAAGATAATTCAGGCCCCTTCCGGGTCTACCGGGACATCAAAGGTAATGTATACCATAGTGTTACACACATCCTGAAGGAAACAAGCGACAAAACCGGGCTGGAGCGTTGGGAAGCCCGCCTGGGACCAGTCGAGGCAAGCTGCCAGCGCAACGTTGCCGCCACCCGAGGCAACATGGCCCACAGTCAGGCGGAGTATTTACTGAAGTGCTCCATGCAGCTGGCACGATCTGCAGCCAACAAACGCAATGCCATTCACTGGGACGACCAAGGCTTGGCGCGGATTCCTGCCCCCCTTACTAAGTGGGCTCTAAACCGCGTCCGTCCAAACGTACCCAGAGTCGGCTGGAGCGCAGCAGGTTACGCCAGGGGTTTGTGTGACTGGATCGCTGAAAACGTCACCGAAATTTTCGCCAGTGAGTTTTCTATACATCATCCAGCAGGATTTGCGGGCACCTGTGATGCACTACTAGGCATAAAAAACAGTGCATTGGTTCTTATGGACTGGAAAACAAGTGTCTCCAGAAAAACTAAACCGGACGAAGATGGCCTGGAACGTTTACCTCCCGGCCATTCATATATTGACCAGTGTGGTGCTTATTCTTTAGGCTTGAAACATTTAACAGGCCTCAAACCCACTGGGGCAGCTATTGTTTTAGCCCGGCGTTGTGGCAAGCCTAACGTTCATTGGATGACTACAAGCGAACTAGAACAGGCTGAGGAGTCATTCATGACCAGGGTGGAGCAGTATTACGCAGCTCTCCAGAATCCCACTCAAGTCTCAGCTTGAGATCCACTGGTACAATGGTTGCCTGAGCGTGGCTGGAACCACCTCAGGCCGGACAACCTCTCTAACAGGCCGTCATGACCACTGTAGTACGCCAGATCCCCATTCAACGCTTGTGGGATCTATACGATTACAACCCATTCACTGGGAAGTTAATCAGCAGGACAACTGGAAAGCCGGTTAAAGGATTCAAGAACCGCCAGGGTTACCTGCGGATGACTGTCTGGTACAACGGCAGGCCCATTCAACGACCTTACGGCAGGGTGGTATGGGCGTGGTGCACTGGTGAATGGCCCATTCATGAGATCGACCACATCAACCACGACCCCACAGACAATCGAGCTTGGAACCTGCGGGATGTAACCTGCCGCATCAACCAGCAGAACCGCCGCAACTTCGCTGGGGCCTACTGGAACAAAGAGCACAGGCACTGGCGAGCCCAGATCAACATAGATGGAGTGAACACGTATTTAGGCAGCTTCAAGACAAAAGAAGAGGCACAGGCTGCCTACTGGCGAACCTGTGCCCTTAAAGGTCAGACCTAGCTGGAACGCCGGCGGGATGGCCGGGCCTTGCCCTTATCAGACCTGGCGCGGCGTTTTTCTGTTCCCGCAGATTCAATCTGGGGATTCTGGGGAAAACTCCCAGCCGCCAGCACCGCCTCAGCAGTGAGGGTCTGCTGGCTGATACTGGCGCGATCTAAAACCGCCTGGAACGCTGCAACCTGCCGCAGCTTCTGCTGCCTGTTGTGAAGGTCTGGCAAGGTCTCCAGGTTCCAACGGCTGGAGCCTACTTTCGAGGCTTCCCCCCGGTGCTCTGACAGCCACGCCAGCACCGCATCATCACAGGGGTGGTTCTGGGCCAGCCACAGCTTGTCTGCCCATTCGATCTTGAGGCGGCGGGCAGCTTCGCGCTCCGCTTCCCTGGAACGCTTCCGTTCCCTGGTGGTGTTCCATTCGCCGCCGCTCATGGCTGGGGCGCCTCCACCGCTTCGAGGGTGTACACCGGGAGCCCCTTAGGGTCGGTGATGGCAGCTGGGGCCATCGTGATCAGGCCCCGGGCCTGCAGCGATTCCGCGATTCGGTGATCACGCTGGGGCATCGCCACAAAGTGCGGGCCGGGATTGCGGCGGAGGAAGTTGAGCCAGTTCCGCTGGAGCGGGCCTAGCGGTCGGTTGCCAAAGTCAGGCGGCATGGGTCCCTGGGTTGGGGTGTGCCGTTAAACAGTAGCACCGGGTGCAATCTTGCGAAATCGCTACCTATGACATACAGTATGGGGGCACTTCGGCAAACCCTGCCATGCACACCGCAACACCGCACCCACAAGCCCTGTTCGATCAGCTCACCGATCAGCAGCTGGTGGATGTCACCCGGCACCATGCCGCCAAATTCGACGCCGCTTGGATCGTCTGCATGTCTGCCCACCACCGCTCGGGCCGCTACATCGACGCCCACGACACCATGGAGCGCCAGTACAAGATCCTGGGCCAGCTGGTGGACTATACCTACAACCACCGCCCCCACACTGTTTGGGATGCGGTGACCGCCGCCGCTAACTGGCACCCTTGACGCCGGGCCGCTAGCGGTTCTACCATTGCACACGAGACCCCAACCACTAGGACTCACCCCATGACCACAACCACAACAGAGAACCACGCCGCAGCCAACGCCGCAGCATGGTGCGAAACAATCCTTTCGCAACTGGAACGTCTTAAGACTGCTTGCCAAGACTCGGACGCGGCTTATGAGGCTATCCGGGAGGAGATCCAAGAATCGCCGCTAAGCCTGGCAGTTCGCAGCCACTGGAGCGAACTAGGCGAACCGCTCAAGCCTGCCCAGTTCTGCATCCTGTTGAGCACTGGAGGCCCCGGCTTACGGATTGTCGGCGAATTGGGGCGCTTCAACTGCCCAGAGTCTGCCCGTATGGAATACCAAGATTGGGGCACCCCGTGGGCTGAATACCGCGCCATCGGTTCCGGCGTATTGGATGCCTGGGCTGCGCAGTTCTGGTGGGGTGACTGATTCCAGCGCCCACCGATCAACGGCCCGGCCACTGTGCCGGGCTTTTTCGCGGCGCTCGCTTCGCTCGCTTGCGAAACGTGATAGCAGGGCCGCTTATCATTGGCGCAGATAGTTTGTGACTCTAACCGTGGCGGATTGTGACGGCCAAGAAGTAAACGTGCCGCGTACCGTCGCCAATGACGAGAGCAAGCGTTGGCGCGGTGGTAAGGGCTCAAGCGTCCGCGTAGAGGAGCGGGCTAACTGGTGCTACGCGGAGATTCTGAACGGTGGCACGCGTCGGCAGATCACGCAGAAACTAGCGGATCGCTTCGGGGTGTCTGTCAGAACAGCAGACGACGACTACAGCCGGGCCGCCGAACTGCTGAAAACAGAACAAATCGCAACGCGTGGCGACTTGCTGAACCAAATACAGGCGCTGCGCTTATCTGCCTGTAGAAAGGCCATGGCGAAAGGCCAGCTGCAGACTGTGGCGATGCTGCTCAAGGACATGGGGGCCGTCATCGGTGAGGCTGCACCAGAACAGCAGGCCGCCGCGACCCCCGTGCTTCGGGTGGAGATCGACGACAAACGCGGCGCGTGAGACCCACGAGACTCACCGCCTGGGGCTAGCAAGCCGGCCGATCCTGTGCAACAATGGGGCCAAGCTCACCACGCTCCCCCATGACTTCCCGCACCCTGACCCTGGCCGCCGTGCTGCTGACCGCTGCAGTGTTGGCGATGGGCTTCGATAATTCCCGCCAGCTGGCACGCTGCGAGGCTACCGGCCGCGGCCCGGCGGAGTGCCGGCTGCTGGTGCTCGGTCGCTGAGGGCTAGTACAGCTGTACTCGCAAGAGATTTTCTAATTTTCTGCGGGTACAGCTGTATTACAATACAACCGTACCAGCGACCGGGGGGAGGGTTGCAGAAATAGTACGTACGTACAGGGGGGCAGGGAACCTACTGATACATTCGCAATTCTCTCTTCTGTAGTAAACTAAGCTCTTCTGTACTACAGCCTCCGATGCTTTCACTGGCACTCACCCTCGCCCAAGTCATCCCCGTCATTCGCGTGGGTCATACATGCCCATTGGGGTACTACACCCAAGGCAACTACTGCGTCCCCAGCTCCGCCTCCCGCCCAAAACAAGCCATCAACTCCGCTGGTGGTGTTTGCCCACTAGGTATGTATACCTTTAGTAGCTACTGCGTCCGCACCAGCGACGACTAGGGGGGGGGAGGGGTCGAATTTCTGTAATACCCTAGAAGGTACCCGTCCCCGAAAAAGTGACTGACACGGCTGGAACCCTCTCGCTCCGCTACGCCCAGGGGCAAGTGTTCTCCAGCCGTAAACGCTTCCGTGTCTTGGTTGCCGGCCGCCGTTTCGGCAAGAGCTACCTCTCCTGCATCGAACTCTTGCGTGGGGCAATCGAACGCCCCGGCGAAACCTTTTTCTACGCCGCCCCCACCTACCGCATGGCGAAGGACATCGCCTGGAAGGTAATGAAAAAGCTAGTCCCAAAAGCCTGGATCAAATCCAAAAACGAAACCGACCTCAAGATCGAACTCGTCAACGGCTCAACAATCGAACTGAAGGGCACTGAAAACGCCATGGCTCTCCGAGGCCGCAGTCTGGCTGGCGTGGTGCTCGACGAAGCCGCCTTCATGTCCAGCGACGTCTGGTTCGAGGTCATCCGCCCCGCACTCGCCGACAAACAAGGCTGGGCACTCTTCATCTCCACCCCCGACGGCACCGCCAGCTGGTTCTACGAACTCTGGCAATACGCCGACTCCGGCGATTCCGACTGGAGCCGCTGGCAGTTCACCACCATCGAAGGCGACAACGTCCCACCGGAAGAAATCGAAGCCGCCCGCAGCCAACTCGACTCGCGCACCTTCCGCCAAGAATTCGAAGCCAGCTTCGAAAACCTGAGCGGCCTCGTCGCCGTCTCCTTCAGCGACGCCAATATCTCCACCGACGCAGCCGACATTTCAATACTTCCACTCCTTTTGGGGGTGGACTTCAACGTGGATCCCATGTCCGGCATCTGCGCCGTCCTCAAAGACGACACCCTCTACGTCTTCGACGAAATCATGCTCACTGGTGGCGCCACCACCTGGGACTTCGCCGAAGAAGTCACCCGCCGCTTCGGCGTGGATCGCCGCGTCATCGCATGTCCCGACCCCACCGGCGGCGCTCGCAAAACCTCCGGCGTGGGACTTACCGACCACAACATCCTCCGCCGCAGCGGTTTTAACGTCTCCAGCCCCAAAGCCCCCTGGAAAATCCGCGACAAAATCACCGCCGTCAACACCGCCCTCTTGGATGCGACTGGAACACGCCGCACCTACATCCACCCCCGCTGCAAAGAACTAATCAAGTCCCTCCGCACCCTCACCTACGCCCCTGGAACTGGCCTCCCCAACAAAAACCTAGGCGTAGACCACGCTTTCGACGCCTTCGGCTACCTCTGCCTCCAACAATTCAACCTCGCCAAACACGGCACCCTCGGCCAAACCTCCTACCGCCTCTACTAACCCTCCGTAGACTGCAGAAAAGCCCGCAAAACATGGCCAAGAAACCTACAAAAGGCCAGAAAAAGGTCGAAAAGGTCATGTCCGAATACTCTGCTGGAACCCTTAAATCCAGCTCGGGCAAAAAAGTGACCTCCCGCAAGCAGGCAATCGCCATTGCCCTCAGCGAAGCAGGCATGGCGCGCAAAAAACCCACCAAAAAGGGAGGCAAAAAGTAATGGCCGCCAAGAAAAAGGGCCTTTACGCCAACATCGCAGCCAAACGCAAGCGCATCGAAGCCGGCAGCGGCGAAAAAATGCGTAAGCCTGGCACCAAAGGCGCCCCCACCGATGCCGCCTTCAAAGCCGCGGCCAAAACCGCCAAAAAACCCAAAAAACGGAGCAAGTAACCATGGCCGCCGTCTCTATCACCGCCAAAGACCGCTTCACCAATCTCGTGGAATACACCGGCGCCACCATGGACGCCGTCGACGAGTGGTTCGAAGTCCCTGCTGAGTCCTCTAGCTATACCTTTGCCGCCACCGTTACAGGCAGCGCCAACTTCAAACTCGCCTTGGAGTGCAGCTTCAACAGCACGTGGTTCACTATTGACACCGCAAAAACCATCAACTCAGCTGGCACCTACGTTTACTTCTACGACGGCAAACCCGCCGCCAAAATCCGTATGCGAATCTCAGAAGTAAACTCTGGCACCCCAAACGTCGTCCCCTACATCGCCGTCGCCTACCACGGCTAATCCCATGGAAATCACCTCCGTAATGCTTGACGCGATCTTCGCCGTCAAGGGCAAGCGCAACCCAAATCTCTGGGACCCCCGCTGCGCCCGCTTCCTCGCCAAACAGGCCGTCATCGCCGTTACCCCCGCAAAAACCAAAAAAGAAGTCGCCCTTGCACTGGAACTCGTCGAAGAAATCATCAACTAAACTCAAAACATCCCCTACTGCATAACGACCCGTGGCTTTCTTTCGCGGCGAGGAGGGCTCCATCAGCTTCAAGGACAGCTCCGGCGTCGTGGCCGCAGTCTCGTCCACCCGCAGCTGGAGCTTCACCATCAACAAAGACACTCTGGACGTAACCGACCAAGGTTCGACCAGCCGTGAATTCATTGGCAGCCTCCTCTCTGGAAGCGGCAGCGCCGAAGTCATGTACACCGCCCCCGGCTCGGGCGAAACCCTCAACTTCATCGACGACGTCCTGACCACCAAGGACCAAACCGACGCCCAATTCGAACTCTTCTTGGACACCTCCGGCACCAAGAAAATCACCTTCACCGGCATCATCACCAGCGCTGACTACAGCGCAACCGTCGGCGAACTGGAAGTCATCACCGTCAACTTCATCAGCTCTGGCACAATCACCGCCTCCATCTAATAACTAAACACCCCTCGACTTAGGCCGTAGACTGGAGCAAAGCACCCCGCTCCAGCTATGGCCTTTTTTCGTGGCGAAGAGGGCTCCGTCAAATTCGAAAACGACGGCTCCAGCACCGTTACTCTTGCCTCCACCCGCAGTTGGTCCCTGACCATCAACAAGGACACGCTCGACACCACTGATCACGGCTCCACCAGCCGCGAATTCGTGGGCGGCCTCATCTCCGGCTCGGGCACCGTCGAGCTGATGTACACGGCCTCCAGCGCCGACGAAACCGCCGCCTTCCTGCAAGACGTCCTTACCACCGAAGATAGCGCCAACGCTGCCTTCGAACTGTTCCTAGACACCAGCGGCGGCAAAAAGATCGCCTTCTCGGGCATCATCACCAGCGCCGACTTCAGCGCCACGGTGGGTGAACTCGAAGTGGTCACCTGCAACTTCATCACCAGCGGCGCCATCACCGCCTCCATCTAACCGGCTGGAGCCATGACTATCCAAACAGTCACCGGCAGCTGCCTCCACATCGAAATTGATGGCGAGGAAGGTATCACGCACGCTACCTTCGTGTTCAAAACCCCCTCCGTCCCCGACACCCTGGGCAACTTCATCAAAATGCTTGCCCTCGGCATCGAAGTGCTGGTGCCCATCGAAGATCCCGATGACGAGGAAGACGACGATGATTGAATACCGCGGCGAAAAATTCGACGGTTATAACAAACCCAAACGCACTCCAAAACACCCCAATAAATCACACGCCGTCCTCGCAAAAGAAAACGGCGAAGTAAAACTTATCCGCTTCGGACAACAAGGCGTCTCCGGCTCCCCCAAAACCGCTGGAGAATCCGAAGCCGACCGCAAACGTCGTGAAGCGTTCAAAGCTAGGCACGCGGCTAACATCAAGAAAGGAAAAATGTCAGCCGCTTACTGGGCGGATCGCACCAAGTGGTGACTAAATGACCTACGCAGTACCCGGCCAATTCCCCACCCACATCGTCGCCACGACGTACCAGAACGGTGGCGACAGCCCCTTCATTCGCACAGCCGCCGTGCTGGACATGATGAAAGGCTGGGAAATCATGAAAGCCGTCACCCGCGGCACCGAGTACCTGCGCGAAAACAGCGAAGCCTTCCTCCCACTGGAACCCCGAGAGGACTACCGGGCCTACATGAGCCGCGTCAACCGCGCCGTCTTCTCGCCTTACACCCAACGCCTGATTCGCGCCGCCGCTGGCCTCATCCTCCGCAAACCCATCGCCCTCGAAGGCGACCCCTACTGGCGCGAAGTCTTCGCCCGCGACGTTGACGGCTGTGGCTCCGACCTCGACGAATACGCCCGCCGCCTTTTGATCTGCAGCTTGACCTACGGCCAAGCCCACACTCTGATCGACTTCCCAGCCCCCACCGAAATCCGCAGCCTCGCCGAAGAACGCGCCCTGGGCCGCCGCCCCTACTGGGTCGAAGTAGACCCCTACAACATCTACGGCTGGCGCCTGGACCGCGACGCCGCCTACGGCACCCTCACCCAAGTCCGCATCTACGAAAAAGCGATAGTCCCCGAGGGCCGCTTTGGCGAAAAAACCTACGAACAAATCCGCGTCATCGAACCCGGTCGCTACGAGGTCTACCGCCAAAAACAAGCCATCAAACCCCTCGGCCCCGGCTTCATGGAGCCCAACGCCCAAAGCGGCGACTACGAACTCATCGACACCGGCACCTACAGCCTCAACCAAATCCCCCTGGTGACCACCTATTCCAACAAGGTGGACACCATGATCAGCCGCCCACCGCTGATCGACATCGCCTACCTAAACCTGGCCCACTTCCAGCGCCAAGCTGACCTAATCCACAGCCTCCACATCGCCTCCCAACCGATGCTCGTCCTTGAGGGCTGGGACGACCAAACCAAGGACATGGCCATCAGCGTCAACTACGCGATGGCCACCGCCCCCGGCAACAAGGTCTACTACGTGGAGCCCGCTTCCAGCGCCTTTGAAGCCCAATCCAACGAGATCAAAGAACTCCAGCAACAAATGGCCACGCTCGGCATCAGCACGCTGAGCCAGCAAAAATTTGTCGCCGAATCTGCCGACGCTCGCCGCCTCGACCGCGTCGATACCAACTCCATGCTGGCCTCCGTCAGCCTCGACCTCGAACAAACCCTCCAAAAGGCTTTTGACTTCGCTGGCGCTTACCTCGGCATCGAACCCCCCGAAGTCAGCATTAGCCGCGACTTCGACATCGACCGCCTGATCGGCCAAGACGTCACCGCCATCACCGCCCTCTTCGACAAGGGCGTCATCACCCTCGAAGAAGTCCGCGCCATCCTTACCCAAGGCGAAATCCTCCCTTCGATGGAACTCGGCAGCCTCCCCTCCGAAGAACCTGGCGAAGTCGAAGAGGACTCCGACATTGAAGAATCTCCGGCGGAAGAGAACACAGAGCCGGTTTAGTTCTTTTGTTGTATACTACAAAAGTAGTTGATACTTTTGGCAGTGAAAACACTTGCTGAAGTCATCCAACCCGACGGCTCCACTCGCTGGGAGATGGTCGAACTGGATGAAGCGGCACAGGCTAAGCCGGAACCGCCCGCCGAAGACAAGCCAAAGCGCACCCGCAAAGCCACCGCCGAACCCGCTTCTTACGAAGCCCCCGAAACCACCGAAACCCCAGAGTTCTAATTCATGGAAGAGCAAGTCATCCAGGAAACGCCCGTGGCGTCTCCTACCCAGCCCGTGGCTGGAACCGACGCTCCACAACTTGATTTCCGAGCCGAGTATGAGGCTCAAATCAACGCCCTAAAAAACCAAGCCGTCGAAGCTGAGGAACGTTTCCAAGGCATCAAGCTAAAACTCGACGAGGTCTACAAAAAACAGGACGAACAGCGTAAAAAGACGCTGGAAGACCAAGGCCAGTGGAAGGACCTCTGGGAAGAGGCCAACCGCACCGCACAGGAAAAGGACCAACAAATCCTCGACCTGCAAAAACAGCTGGAGGACTTGCGCCAGTCCAACGAAAACGCCGCCATTCGTACACGCGCAATGGCCGCAATCAGCCAAGCCGGCGCTATTAACGCCGAGCAAATGCTGCAACTGGTGCAGAACAACCTTCGCAAAAACGATTCAGGCGCCGTCGTCGTGCTCAACGGCGGTGTAGAGCAGGATCTCACGACCTATCTAGCCACCCTGAAAGCCCCTGGTTCGGGCTACGAGCACCACTTCAAACCCAGCTCCGCCGCTGGAATGGGCGCCAAACCCGTTCCCGTCGGAGTTGCCTCGACTGGAGTAGCAAACCCCTGGAAAGAAGGTTCAATCAACCTTACCCAGCAGATGCTAATTTCTAGTCAAGACCCTGATCTCGCAGCTGTGCTGAAGAGAGAAGCAGGACTCTAAATTGCGTCTGTGGCGCTTCACCTAGTCCGTGACTAGGACCCCGCAAACCCCCAACCCTGGTACTAAGAAATGGCCGCACCATTTCAGAACTATTCCGGCGGTGTCCTTCTTGCGGACATCGTCAAGCGCAATAACCTCAGCACCTATGTGTCTGAGGCCATCAAAGAGCGCAGCCTCTTCCTGAAGAGCGGCGCTGTGGTTCGCAACAGCCTGCTGGATGCCCGCGAAGGCGGCACCCGCATCCAAGTCCCCGAATTCAACCCCGTGTCTCCTACCGAGGAGATCATGAACGGGACGGCCACCTGGGGCACCAGCAACGCCGGTTATCTGACCCCTCAGAAGATCGGCACCGCCACCCAGATCGCCACCATCTGCCACCGTGGTTTCGCGTATGCAGTGGACGACGTGGCAATGCTGGCCGCCGGTGAAGACCCCATGCTTCACATCCGTAACCAGCTGGCCGACGCCATCAACAAACTGAGCAGCCAGCGTCTGTTCAGCCACCTCTATGGCCTGTTTGGTGCCTCCGACACCAACAACGGTCCTCTGGGCGCCAACGGCATGTATAAGGGCAAGGGCACCGCTTCTGGTGCTACCGAAGCCAACTTCCTGACCGGCGCCACCATCGCTGAAGCCCGCGCCAAGCTGGGCGAGCGCGGCGATGAGCTGGACACCTTGGTTGTTCACCCCTCCGTGGGTTACTACCTGTATCAGGTGGGTCTGCTGACCTTCTCGACCTCGGCTCTGGCTGCTGCCGGCTCTGTGGTGTGGGGCGGTGGCGGCGTGGGTATCGGTGCTCGCAGCATCGGCGAATTTGCCGGCTGCCGCGTGATCATCGACCCCCTGGTCAACACCGTTGCCCCTGGCGACTCCGGCGACCAGCGTGAGTTCAACTGCTACCTCACCAAGTCCGGCACCATCCTGGAAGGTGTGCAGCAGGATCTCCGCATCGAAGCCGACCGCAACATCCTGTCCAAGCAGGACGTGCTCTCGGTGGATT